CATGCAAGCAGTTGATACAACTGGTGGAACAGCGACATTAACTTTTGATGCAGCAGGTTCTGATGTTTGGGCAACTGGTTCAGTGATTGAATCAAGAGCATCTTCAGAGGCTGATATAGACATCTCTGCAGCAGGTGAAACGCAATTAGTTTTCACACCAGCTAACGCAGCAACAAACTTGTTGACTGTTGGTGGACAAATTGCTTTTATTTGTTACGAAGATGGCACATGGCACATAGCATCATCATTAGCGAGAGAAACAACTCAAACTACTGGTGCATTTGCATTTGCGTCATAATAATAATTATGTGGGAGAGAAACTTTGAGACTTTTTGATCTCAATACTCTCCCACACCAATAAGGAGATAAAATATAATGAGTTATAAAAGTGATGTAAAATCAGTTAGAGTTACAGCTACCGGAGCAGTATTCGCTGGAAGAACTAGACTTAGAGGGATTGTCTTAGCGTCCGATGGCGGCGGCGCTGGAACTATAATTCTTCAAGATAACACAGACAGCACAACTTTGTTTCAAGCTGACGTTCCTACTGGAGATGTTTTCTCAATGAATATTCCTGAAGATGGAATATTGTTTCCAGGTGGAATGAAAGTTTCTACTATTACAAACATAGATGCAGCAACTTTACTGATTGATAAGTAGGAGGTTAAATGGCTAACACTACCTCTGGTACAACAATTTTTGATAAGAATTTTGCTATCGATGAAATAATCGAAGAGGCATATGAAAGAATAGGTTTGCAAAGTGTTTCTGGTAATCAATTACGTCAAGCAAGAAGATCTCTTAATATATTATTTCAAGAGTGGGGTAATAGAGGACTTCATTATTGGCAAATAGGAAATAATTCAATCACATTAGTTAATGGGCAAGCAGTATACACCATGTTTAGATCAACAGGTGATGGCACGTCTGACGCTACAGCCATTTATGGTGTAGATGATATTTTAGAGGCTGTTTATAGAAATTCTTCAAGTGTTGATTCACCTCTTACAAAAATAAATAGATCTACGTATCAAGCTCTTTCTAATAAGACATCAACAGGTCAACCATCACAATACTACGTTCAAAGATTCATAGATAAAGTCACAATCACTTTATATTTAACACCAGGCTCATCGGAAGCTGGTAATACAATTAATTATTATTTTGTAAAAAGAATACAAGACATAGGTGATTATACTAACGCAACAGACGTTCCATATAGATTTGTTCCTTGTATGGTATCTGGTTTAGCTTTTTATTTATCACAAAAATTTAAACCTGAGTTATCACAACAAATGAAATTATATTACGAAGACGAATTACAAAGAGCTTTAGCGGAAGACGGCTCTTCATCAAGTTCTTTCATAACCCCAAAAACTTATTATCCAAATGTCTAATTTTGCAAAAGGTAAACACGCTAAATTTATATCTGATAGATCAGGAATGGAATTTCCATATAGAGAAATGGTCACAGAATGGAATGGTTCTAAAGTACATATTTCTGAGTTTGAACCAAAGCAACCACAATTAGAACCTAAAGCACACGGAGCTGATCCACAAGGTTTACCAATGGCAAAACCAGCTAGAACAGAACCAGCAACACAAAATATGTTACCAGGAAATCCTTTTAATATTACATCAGGAAGCACTACTATTACGGTGACAGAACCAAGTCACGGAAGATCTACTTCTGACACCGTTGTTTTTAGAAACGTAGATGGATCACCTGGAGGTGTTGTTTTTACAGCATTTGAAAATTCTTCAGGATTTAGTATAACAGTAACAGGAACAGATAATTATACGTTTACATTAGGATCGACTCCTACGGTAACGGAAAGAGCAGGAGGAATGTTTGTAACGGCAGGGCCGGTAACATTAACACCATAATGGCAGGATTAAGTTATTCAGGATTAATTACACAAATTAGAAACTACACAGAGGTAGACTCTAATGTTTTAACAGCTGATCAATTAGAGAATATTATTTTAAACGCACAATACAGAATTATGCGTGATGTTCCTATTGATGCAGATAGAAAACAACAGATAGGTAATTTAGTTACAGGACAAGAAACAATCAATGCTCCAGGGGGAGCTTTGTTTATTAGAGCGGTTCAAGTGTATGATTCTACGTCTGCTACAACTGGAGCAAATGTATTTTTACAGAAAAAAGATGTTACATATTTACAAGAATATATTTCATCTACAGAGTCATCAAAAAGAGGCCAACCTAAATATTACGCTATGTTTGGTGGTGCTACTGGAGATGGTGATACTAACTCTGGCAGAATGATGTTTGCCCCTGTCCCAGACACAACATATAAATTTAGAGTACATTACAACAAGATGCCAGCTACTCTAGCCTCTGATAATACAACAAACTACATCAGTCTAAACTTCCCTAATGGCCTATTATATTGCTGTTTGGCAGAGACATATGCCTTTTTAAAAGGTCCAGCAGATATGTTGACATTATACGAACAAAAGTATAAACAAGAAGTAGATAAATTTGGTGTAGAGCAAATCGGCAGAAGAAGAAGAGATGACTACACTGATGGTGCTGTTAGAATAACGATACCATCAACAACACCTTAAGGAGTTTTTATATGGCAATAACATCGGCAGTATGCACAAGTTTTAAAGTAGAGCTTTTAAAAGGAGTTCACAATTTTACAGCTACAACAGGTAATACTTTTAAGTTAGCTTTGTACACTAGCTCTGCAACTTTAGGAGCAAGCACAACAGCTTACACAACTTCAAACGAAATCACTAACACTTCTGGAACGGCTTACACAGCAGCCGGCGCAACGTTAACAAGCGTAACTCCAGTTGCATCGAGCACAACTGCGGTTTGTGACTTTGCAGACGTTTCTTACACTGACGCAACATTCACAGCTAACGGATGTTTAATATATAATGATTCTGCAAGTGGTGATCCTGCTTGTGTAGCAGTTGCATTTGGTGGAGATAAAACTGTAACTAGCGGAACTTTCACAATTCAATTTCCTGCAGCAGACGCTACAAACGCGATCATCAGAATAGCGTAAGGAGGTAGCAACGGATGTCCGTTACTAGAACTTACACAGTAACGGTGGTTAGCACCGACTCTGGTAATAAGTACGCTATTGATGGTGTTCAACAAGATACTTTATACTTAGCAGAAAGCGGAACTTACAAATTTGATCAAGCAGATTCTTCAAACAGTAGTCACCCCTTAAGATTTTCTACAACAAGCGACGGAACTCACAGTGGAGGCAGTGAATATACCACTGGCGTAACCACTAACGGAACACCAGGAAGCGCAGGGGCATATACACAAATTACAGTCGCTACCGATGCACCAACCTTATATTATTATTGCACAAACCACTCTGGAATGGGAGGAACTGCAAATACACCAACTGCCGACACATGGGGAGCCTTAGGTTGGAGTTCAAATCTTTGGGGAACTAATGAAGAATTTGTAGTAGGTTGGGGTGCAAAAGCATGGAACGATGGTGAATGGGGACGTTTAAGTAATGAAACAGTTTTTCCAACTGGAGTATCAGCAACTGTATCACTTGGAGATTTAATAACTTTCCCTGAACAAGGTTGGGGTAGAGATACTTGGAACGCAGAGTCTTGGGGTGAATCAAGTTTTACAGTAGAATTAACTGCACCTGATGCAATGACATTAGACTCTGGTCCTAGTGGTTGGAGTAACGCGTCTTATGGTGAAAATGGTTGGGGAATGTTTACACTTAACCCTGCAGACGTTGTAGGAATAACTGGTCAATCTTTAACTTCTAATGTTGGATCAACAAGTTTTGTTATTAGTTCAGAGTTTTCACTAACTGGAGTTTCTGCAACTACTTCTGTGGGATCAATAGACCCTACAGCAGAAATTGTTGGACTAACAGGTCAAGCAATGACTTCTTCTGTTGGTTCAATTTTACCGGCAGATGTAATAGGAATAACTGGTCTATCTTTAACTTCTTCAAGTGGTTCTATTACAATTGGATCAAGTCCTATAGTTGTTCCTTCAGGTCAAGCAATGACTTCTTCGGTAGGAAGTATTGATCCGTTAGCAATTGTTCAAGGTCTTACAGGTGTTGCAGCAACCGCTAGTGTAGGATCCCCTATTGTAGCAGATTTTACAATAGGTTTAACAGGTCAATCTGCAACGTCTTCTGTAGCTGGATTTGGCACTGCCACTGGCTTCGGAATTCAAGCTTATTCTGATGTTGACACGGGGTCAAATTCTTCGTATACAAATGTTGCAACAGGATCAAATACAAGTTATACTGACGCTGCATAATAGGAGATAAAATATGGCATCAACATATACACCACTCGGTATAGAACTTCAGGCAACTGGTGAAAACGCCGGAACGTGGGGAACTAAAACTAATACAAACTTACAAATTTTTGAACAAATTGTTGGTGGATTTACACAACAATCAATAGCAGGTGGCGCACAAACAACAGCTTTATCTGTTTCTGATGGATCAACTGGAGCAGTTTTATCTCACAGAATGATTGAGTTCACTGGTACAATTACAGGAAATCAAATTGTAACCATTCCATTAGACGTACAAACTTTTTATTATTTAAGAAATTCAACATCAGGCGCATACACAGTACAATTTAAATATGCATCAGGATCTGGTGATTCGTTTACTTTCGCAACAACAGACAAAGGTGATGCTGTTGTATTTGCAACTGCAAATGATGGAACTAACCCAGACATTCACACTTTACCAGCTGGTAACGTGACTACTGGTGGAACACAAACTTTAACAAACAAAACGTTAACATCTCCTAAAATAGGGACTTCTATTTTAGACACTAACGGAAACGAAGTAGCTTTAATTACAGCTACAAGTTCAGCAGTTAATGAGGTTACTTTTGTAAACGCAGCTACAGGAAACAATCCATCAATCGACGCTTCAGGTGGTGATACAAATATAGGTCTTGCGTTAAAAACAAAAGGCACTGGAGTAATTCAAGCAGAAGATTCAGGTGGAAACGTATCTGCAGTTAAAATTGCAGGTAAAGAAACTATTTGGGTTCCTGCAGTTGCAATGTATCCAAACACTACAAATGGATGCGCTAACATAGCACAAACAGAATTATCAAATGGACCAGAAATTAAAACTTTGGATTTTGACAAAGACTCTGATGAGTTTGCACAATTTGCTGTTGCTTTTCCTAAATCATGGAATGAAGGCACAGTAACTTTTCAAGCTTTCTTTACAGCGAATACAACAAATACTGGTACTACATCTTGGGCTTTACAAGGTGTTGCATTAGCAGATAACGGAGATTTAAATACAGCTTTTGGCACAGCAGTTGCCCCAACGGCAAAAGCTATGAGTGGTACAGCAAACGATTTAGCAGTAACGGCAGAAAGTGGTGCAGTAACAATAGCAGGCTCACCAAGTGCAGATGAATACGTTTTCTTCCAAATATCAAGAGATGTTTCAGCTGATGATTTGAATGCTGATGCAAAATTATTAGGAATCAAATTATTCTTCACTACTGACGCTGCTAACGATCTATAAGGAGAGTAATGGCAACAGGTTTTGGATATAAAATTCTAGGTTTAGGAGGTGGAGGTCTTCCATCTTTAGAACCCTTTAACGCAAATATTTTAGTTGTAGCTGGTGGCGGAGGTGGTGCCGGTGGACAATCTGGTGGCGGTGGTGCCGGAGGTTATCGTTTTAATACATCATATCCGATCGTTGGAGCAACCACTTACAAAGTTACAATCGGTGCTGGAGGAACTGCGATAGGAGTTTCACCTCTTAACGCTGCTACAAATGGTGCTGATTCATCATTTAATACATGTGGCGCAGGTTGTGCATCTGCATTTGATGCAACTGGCGGCGGAGCAGGATTAGGACCTAGTGCTCAGGGAAATCCTGGAGGATCAGGAGGAGGTTCAGGAGAATACACTGGGCCAGGAGGTTCTGGAAACACACCTTCTAAAACTTCATCTCCCCCAGGAGCAGGACAAGGTAATCCTGGAGGACCAGGAAGATATCCATCCCCTGGAAACACAGGAGCTGGTGGCGGCGGAGGCGGCGGTATCGGCGGCGCTGGATCTGCTCAACCTAATTATTATGGCGGAGGACCTGGAGGAGGTGGATCAAGTGCGTGGCCAGGAGACTCAACAACAAGAGCCGGAGGCGGCGGTGGAGCCGGAGTAACTGGAGGTCCTTGTGGACCTCAAAACAATGGTGGATCTGGCGGATCTGGCGGAGGTGGAGCCGGAGCAAGATATAATCAAGTTAGTGCACCACCAGGCGCAGACAGATCAGGAACTGCCAATACAGGCGGAGGTGGCGGAGCTGGTGGAAGACCTGCTGGCCCTTGTGCACCTGACTCCAATAAGTGGGGAGGAAATGGTGGTTCAGGAGTAGTTGTTGTATCTTTTGCAAATAGTGTTAGTGGAAATGACAGAATAACAGGAGGAACTAGAACAACAAGTGGTTGTAATGTAATTCATACATTTAACGCAACCGGCTGTTTTGTTGTTCCATAATGTTATGGCTCATTTCGCAGAAATAGAACAAAAAACTGATCCAACAGGATTCACTACAGATACACATTGGGTTGTAAAAAGAGTCATTGTGGTAGACAATGGTATTTCAACTTCAAATGGTCCTTTAGTAGACAATGATATGCATGTGGATGGAGAGACTTGGTGTAAAACTTGGTTTAAAGGTGGAGAGTGGAAACAAACTTCATATTCTGGTAAATTTAGAAATATATATGCTGGAGTAGGTTTTGTTTACGATCCTGTTAATGATGTATTTATAGCTCCTCAACCTTTTGCATCTTGGACATTAAATGATAATTTTATTTGGGAGGCACCTGTAGCTCAACCAGAAGATTTTGTAGGTAATAGACCTGATGCTCCTGACGAAGATTATAGAGTAGGACCTGTTTGGGATGAAGATAATCAAAAATGGATAGTTAATGATTATCAAGTAAATATTGACTCTGATACCCCAATAGTGCGTTCTTGGAATCCTGAAACATCATCTTGGGAAAGTTAAGCTATTTACTTTTATTTTTAAATCTGTAATATCTTAAACAGAAATGAATTATAGAAATAACTACTGGTGCTTTCAAAATGCTCTTCCACATCATTTATGTGATTCAATAATAAGATATGCTTTAACAAAGCCAGACAAAATTGCATTAACAGGAGGTCTTAGTAATTTTAAAAATATAAGTTACAAAGACCAAAGAGATTTATTTAAACAAAGAGATTCTAAACTAGTTTGGTTAGATGATTTATGGCTTTATAGAGCCATCATGCCTTTTGTTGAAAAAGCAAATATTAATGCAGGTTGGAATTTTCAATATGATGTTCCTGAGCATTGTCAATTTACCAAATATGGTAAAGGTCAATTTTATGATTGGCATTGTGATAGTTTTGACGTGCCTTATGGAGAAGGAGACAATAAAGCTATAGATGAAAGATTTAATGGAAAGATAAGAAAATTGTCTGTGACTGTTTCTTTATCTGATCCTAATAATTATAGAGGAGGCGAATTAGAATTTGCTTTTAGTAAATCACCTGAACAAAGACCATTAACAGAGGAATGCAAAAGTATATTACCTAAAGGTTCTGTTGTTGTATTTCCGTCTTTTGTATGGCATAGAGTTAAACCTGTTACTTCAGGGACGAGATACTCTTTAGTTATTTGGAACTGTGGACACCCTTTTGTATGAGCAAAGATAATTTAACACAGTCTTGGTATTTTGCTTCTCCAATATATTTTATAAACAAACCAGAGTGGGTTCCTGATTTAGATAAATTATCTGATCCATATATTAAATTAGCAAAAGAAAAAAACCAAGCTTTTATAAAAGAAAGAAATAAAAATTGGGGCGGTGATAAAAAAGATCATGCTCTAGTTCATCATTCCACAAGTTTAATAGGAAGACCAGGGTTTAAAAAATTTACAGATTACATAGAAGCTACAACATGGAATTTGTTAGATGAGCAAGGTTATGACTTAACTAACTATAAAATTTTTACAACAGAACTGTGGGTTCAAGAATTTGCTGAAGCCGGAGGAGGTTATCACTCTTTACACACACATTATAACGGGCACATATCTGGTTTCTATTTTTTAAAAGCGAGTGAGAAAACATCACTACCTATTTTTGATGATCCAAGAGCTGGTAAACTTATGAATGATTTACCACAAAAAGATGCAAGTAAAATTACTCCAGCTAGCACACAAGTTAATTACACAGTAAGGCCCGGTGATTTAATTGTTTTTAATTCTTATTTACCTCATCAATTTAGAGTAGATGATGCTTACGAACCATTTAGGTTTATACATTTTAATTGTAGAGCAATTCCAATAAATGATGTTTTATCAAAATATGGTGAAGAGAGAACAGACAATAAAAAATTTAAAGTAGATTATAGTGTATGATAAAAACAATAAATAATTTTTTATCACCACAATATTTTTTAATGGTAAAGGCATTATTAGATTCTGCTGATTTTCCTTGGTATTTTAATAAAGCGGTTGTTAATGAAAAAGACCCACTAAATCATTTTCAATTTACACATACTTTTTTTGATAATGGACATGTTCATTCTGATTTTTTTAAAAATTTATCTTTTTTATTAGATGCGATAAAACCAAGTCTTTTAGTTAGAATTAAAGCTAATTTACAACCCATGACCTCTAGTATTATTAAACATGGAATGCACATTGATGAGGAGTTTGATAATGCAAAAATAACAACAGGTATTTTTTATATCAATACTAATAATGGAAAAACAATTTTTGAAACAGGGGAAGAAGTTAAAAGTGAAGAAAATAAATATATAGAGTTTGATTCTAAAAAAATGCATACAGGAACAACGTGTACAGATGAAAAAAATAGAATTGTTATAAATATTAATTATATAAAATGAGTGGCCTTATCTTTCAAAAAGATGTTACAAATAAAAATATTATATTAGATCCTGATCATAATAATTATCAAGTTATGATGGAGTGGGAAAAACCTTACATGAAAGCGTTAGTTAAAAACTTAAAACCTAAAGGTCATGTTTTGGAAATTGGTTTTGGTTTAGGATATTCAGCAACAGAGATACAAAAACATAAAATTAAATCACATACAATTATTGAGTCCGATCTTAACGTAATTAATAAATTACAACTTTGGGCTAAAAAACAAAAACATAAAGTTATTATCGTAGAGGGAACTTGGCAAGAACAATTAAAAAAATTAAATAAATTTGATTCTATATTTTTTGATGATAGTCCCTCTAAAGAACAACCTGATTATGAAGAGATTAGGGTTTATAATTTTTATCATCAAGTAGCAGAAAAACATGTGAATAAAAGTTGTAAGATGACTTGGTATTTAGATAGACCTATTTATTGGATCTGCCATCCTTATACTAATTGGGATTTAAAAGAGTTTAAAATTAAACCTCCTAAACATTGTGAATATACAAAAAATAATAAGATGTTTTTACCATTGATATCTTTTGAAAAAGGAGTTATAAACGACTTAAAGAAATTAATCATTACCAACAATTTTGATTTGAAGAAATTATAATATGTCATTTAAAAAAAATAAATATAGTGTAATTAAAAAAGCTATATCACCTGACTTAGCTGCTTTTTGTTACGTTTATTTTTTAAATAAAAGAACCGTAACAAAATTTTTATTTGAAGAAAAATATCTTCATCCTTACGAAACTATGTTTGGTGTATGGAATGATGATCAAGTTCCAAACACATATTCTCATTACGCAGATATGGTCATGGAAACTTTATTAGTTTCATTAGTTCCAAGAATGGAAAAAGAAACAGGTCTTAAAGTATCTCCAACTTATTCTTATGCTAGGATTTATAAAAATGGAGATATATTACACAGGCACTCAGACAGATTTAGTTGTGAAGTATCTACAACTTTAAATCTTGGTGGTGATCCTTGGCCTATATATTTAGAACCCTCTGGTAAAAAAGGCATGGCAGGTATAAAAATAAATTTAGATCCAGGTGATATGCTTATCTATAGAGGATGTGAGTTAGAGCATTGGAGAGAGGCTTTTGAAGGACAACATTGTGGTCAAGTATTTTTACATTATAACGATGAAAAAAGTAAAGATGCAGATAAGAATAAATATGATGGCAGACCTATGATAGGTCTTCCTGCCTATTTTTCAAAAAGATAATAAAGTGATAATAACTAGTGTTAATAATAATAAATTTTATAGAGAATTTAATCTTTGTAAAAAAGAAGATATAAAAAATATTAAACAAGCCATAGATATACAGTTTGCAAAAGATTATGTAGTTTGGGATAAAAAATTTCCTTTATTTCAAACACCCAGTGATCTAGATGAAAAATTAAAAGATGTTTTATCTTTTAATAAATTAAAAAATAAAGTTATCAAATTAGTAAAAAACATGGGTAAAGATTTTAAACTATATAAATGCTGGTGTAATCTCACAACGGAAGATAGTAAATATGCTTTTCATTCTCATGACACAAAATTAACTTGCGTATACTATTTACAATCTAATCAAGATTGTTATGGCACTCGTTTAGAAAATGAAAAGATTATTTTTCCTTCAACAGAAAATTCTATTTTAATGTTTGATGGCTCTATATCACATTCTGTAGAGTATATGCCAAATAAAGTTTTTGATGGTATATATTCTCACAGATATTCTATAGTTTTTGATTTTATTTAGAGAGGATAACATTTGATAATAATTGATAATTTTTTAGAAAAAGATTTAATTAAATTCTTAAATAAAATTTGTGTTTACGAAA